CTTTTTCAAAAACATCAGCACCGAGAAGCTTGCTGTCGCTAACCGCAACCGTGCCTACTTGAACAAATGTATCTACCCTATATATTATTTCAAAATAATTAAGGATAGCTGTAGTACCGTAATACACATAGTTGTTGTCATCTTCACGATTCGTTGTTATCTCTTTAGAATAATTGATTCCCCTCGGATATGCTGTGGAGATTTCACCAGTGTCGTATGTTAAGTTAAACCTAATAAACAAGTACTTCTTGTTCCCTTCAGGTATATCTATTCCTTCTGTTTCATTTGGTGTAAAGCCTTCTCCTCTTAAAGGTGAAACGTTTGTTGTCCATGAACCAACTGCACTCGGATTATCACTCCATGAGAATTGTACATTTATATCAGTAGCACCACCCGTTACGTCTCCCCATCTCAAGACCATATCTTGCCGTCTAGCTTCTGTGGGAATCTCTATTCGATAAATAACATAGCCATCTGAATAAAAATATAATTCATACGGGTTGTTTTCACTCCAGTAATGCCCTTTCCCTGCAAATACCTCTCCATTGCCGTTTTCTAAAACGCTTACATCTATATGATGAGAGTAAAAAGGTACGTTTAATTCGCTTTCACTTGAAAATCGTATTGTTCTAAAACCGTAAACATGATTTTCTATAACTCGCTTTAAGCTTTTCCCTTTCCACCATTGCCACCTATCAGGTAACACTGAAACGTCTGCTAAGTATTTTTCAATAGATTCTGCACTACACTTACCGTCTAAAGATACACTCACTAGTTTTCCACAAGGTGAATACGGCAATCTGTTTCCCTTGCTGTCATCTAGAAAAGATACAAAGTACACCTGTGATAGGTCATAGCCTTTCTCTACAACTGGCGTAAACGATATTGAGTACTCTTTATTCTTTTGTCTTGTGTAGCTAACCTCTTGACAATTACGTATATCAAGAAGGTTCATATCTCTATCAAAAAATTTAACTTTCATACAACCTCTTACATTTCAGCTAAGTCATCAAAAGAAGCGTTTATTGTGTTAAACTCGTATAGCTCTCCCATTTCTTCTTTTAACTTTTCTAACAAACTATCAAACTCGCCCTCTTCATTGTGCAAGAACACAAGCCGATATAAAAGCATATTGTGAATACACCTTAAAATAGGATACCGTGTTTTGTCTATATCTTTGTAAGGGGATAATACATACTCAACGGCATAATATTTGTCTACAAGAGGAGTCTCTTCCTCTTCGCATTTTTTATAAAACCGCTCATACATATCTAAAGATAAAGCTAAGCCAACAGCTTCACTTGTAATGTCTAGCATTTGCGGAATGTCTGTTATGAAACTCTTTACACTATCGTACATTATATACTCCTTTCAAAATATCGTATCTCTAACTCATATCCTATGTCTTTGTTTGCCGTTCCAACCTCTAGCGTATTCAGCCCACTTTTTAATAATTCCATGTCTACCCAAAAATCATCTTTCACTTTTGTCAAAATACTTGTCTTACCGTCAACAGAACAAATATCAGCCTTATAAGATTCCCCTCTTGTGTCAAACTCAAACCACTGTCCGCTAGACAACGTTATGTTTTCTGTAAACTCTAAACCGTCAAATAGTTTATTCACTACAAAGGGATATGTATTCGGCTTGTATTTAAGCCAGTAAGGTGTCTCTTCTCCTTCGTTCGTAAACGTAACAGTCTTTTCACTTGAAGCTATAACAACGCTCTCTTCTAGCTCTTCAAGGTATGGACTCATGAGCGTAACATTAAAGTTAACCAAGCACGTTCTACCGCTATACTTTCCTCTGTTCAAACTGTGATTTATGTTTGGAATGAAACCACGAAAGACTTTCTTGTAGTATTCATCATAAAACCATAATACGGGATAGTTTAAGTCTTTGGCTATCTCTTGCACCTTCACCCTACAATCTTCTGCGTCGCTTCCTATAACTAAACCAGAAATGTTTACTACTCGTGAGTTTATAAAGTAGTCCCCTGTAACCGCTCTGTTGCCACTACCACTAACGGGAATTGCAATATCATTAAACTTTATAACGTCAGAGTTGGAAGCAAAGATACTTCTGTCCCCTTGATTCAAATACCATTCATGAGATAATATTTTCCAGTTTATTCTATCTTTTGAAACTTGCATTATGCCCTCTTTTATGGTGTAGAATTATTTACTAATTCTGTTACAAAACTTTCCATCCAGTCAACTAAGCTTTCCCCACCTACATTACTTAACACGATATCACCGCTCATGTCAAATGTTGCGTTTTGTATTAAAACACTATCTGTTATCATTTGTGTTATATGTGCTGTTGTAATTAAAACCTCATTTATATGGCTATTAAGACCAGCTTCTGTTATCGCTTGTGATAGGTTTTCTGCTACACTCTCTATCGCTGTTACTAACTTATCTTGTACTTGAGAAGGGATAGCCGTTACAACATTTGCTGGGTTTACGTTTATATCAAACTCGCCAAATTGAGCCATTGATTCTCGCAAGCCCTCAAACAACCGCCCTAATGGCTGGGACGTGTCGGTCGCCTCTTTCCAAAGGGAATCTACTTCTGCTAATATTTTATGAGCGTCGTTCATTGTAAAGTCTTCACCAGAACCAACCACAGAGTTCACAAGAGTTTCAACCTTCCCTTTAAGCACGCTTGACTTTGCAACCGCCTCCACAACGTTTTCTAGCACCATTGAATATACTGCTTTCTTAAATTGCGAGTAGTCTCCGCTTATAACGGCATTAGATAATGAGTTGGCTATTCCATCTGCAATGTCTTGAAACTTCTTATCGTCCTCTCCCATTTCAAGTGCGTCATAAAGAGATTCCATCATCTTTGTTATTTGTCCAACACCTTCTTCTAGTCCAGATGTATCAAACGTAACATCGCTTGCGTCCCCTATAAGGTCATCAACTTCTCCTTGGAGTTGTGCAGCTTCTTTTGTAAGTTTTTGATATTCTTCGTTATAAGCTTCCCATAATTCAAGTTGTTCTTTTGCCTCTTTCCATTCTGCCTCTGCTTTTTTCTTATCGCCAGTAAGCCACTTAAACTTAAAAAAGCCTTTCGTGTCTTCATACTTTTCTTTTAGTTCTTGTTCCCTGTCATACAAGGTTTGGTACGTTCCAATAGCGTCCATCTTTGCTTTGGCTATTTCAGCCGTTGCTTTCTTTTGCTCTATTGCTTCCTGTTTAGTTGAAACATCTGGTGAAAAAGCACTTTCCCACAGGTCTTCCATAGCGTCGCCTAGCATTTTTTTATATGTTGTAGTGTCAAGGATAGATTGTGCAACCATATCAAAAACTATTTCAGAGATGAATTTTTTTGAATTAGAAGAACCACTTTTGACACCACTTGTTATTGCGTCTGCGAGCTGTTCTCCATAGTCATTAAACTTTTCTTTTAAGGCTTCTATTGCAAGTTCAGATTCCTTGTCTAACTCAAACCTCATCTGTGCAGTGAAAACTTCGTCTTCGGAAGAGCTAAACAAAGAAGCTATGCCCTTTGCAACCGTTTCTATAAGCTCAAGCCCTAAACTAATGGCTGTTCCAAGACCCGGCACTATCATGTTTGTTATTGCTGCACCCAAGCTAATAAAAGAGCGAGTAGCACTTTCTATTGTTTCACTAAGGTTAACGGCGGTGCTATCCGCATTTTTTAGTGCCTTACCTAAATCTACCGCACCTTTTATTGCGTCGTTAAAAACATTTGATAAGTTAATGGCTTTTTTTATCATTCCAGAAACCATTTCTAGTTCTTTTTTTAACTGCTCTTTATTTATCTTTAACTCAAACTCTTTCTTTTCTAACTCAGCCTTGCTTTCTTCTGTTCCTTCTTCTTTCAACTCTTTTATTTCTTTTTTTAACTTCGAAGTCTCACCCCATGTTGTTATAATTGCATCACCAAGAGCCGTTACGTTGTTAATTATTGAGGAGAAGTCTCCAAGGTTATCATTCTCAATGGCTTTCAAAACCTCGTCTATTTCATAAAGACTTGCTGTGCCTTCTTTTATTTTTGCTTTAAGCTTATCTATACCTTTGCTGTCTACAAAAGCTTGATTGAAATCTCTTTGTGCTTTATTAGCGTTGGCTTCTGCTCTAGACAATTCCCCAATAGAAACAAGGAAGTCATCAACGGCGTTTTCTGCTTTTCTAATTTCAGCTTCGGTAGACGCTACTAATGTTTTATAGTCAAACATATTGCTGTTTCCGTCTTGTAACGCAATGGCGTATGCAAGCTGTCTGTCGGTAAGGTCTGATATTGTGTTAAGCAACTCCCCGTATGCTTTAGTAGCAAGCTCTGGAGCTGTGGACAAGCCCACGCCTTCAAGAGACTTTATAAACTCGCCATCAACCTTCTTTGCTGTTGCAGAGATAGCGTGTCCAAGGATATTAAAGTTATCCATGAGAGCAAACATTTCCTTATTGTCCTTAAAGGCGTCTAAGAATTTTTCTACTTCTTCTGTTACTTCTTTTACACCAACTCCTTCGCCTAGGTTAAAGTCCTCTAGCCTTTCAAGAACGCTTGTTACATCGCCAACTCCCTCTATAGCCTCTCTCGCTTGCTTCATCTTTTCAACGATTTGTTCCCACCAATCAAGTATGCCACCAGACTTGCCAGAAGTTTTGTTTATTTTTTTTGAATATTTCAACAACGCAAATAGGTTTTGTATCTGTTGTCGCTGGGTACTATCAAGGTCTTTTGACAAGTCAAGTATTTCGTCCTGTAGAGCCTTTGCTTTTTCAAGCTGTTTTGCCTTTACTTCATTTGTATCAGGAAGGTCTGCGAGTGCGTTTATTTTCTTTTCTACTTCTAATATCTCTTTTTCTTTTTTAGCTATTTCGTTTAGTATTTTTAAAGAAGCCTCAAAACCCGCCCTGTTTTCTCCAGTCATTGTACTATAAAAGTCATCAAGAAGGTTTTCTATAACCCTAAAGTCGCCAGAGCTAAAAGCACTTTCAATCATTTGACTTGCTTCTTTTGCGTAGTTTTTAATCTGTTGAGAAACGTTTCCAAATGAGTCAATAAAGTTTATATCTTCAAGGTCTTGCCAAAACTCGTCTAAAAGAGAATCTAAGCTTGAACCTAAGGCACTTGCGATAGCACTTGCGTATTCTTTCCCAAAAGCTTCCTTGTCAGCACTATCATCTTCTAACTGATACTTAATTCTTACTGGTCTTGTTTTTGTTTCTAGTTCGCCAACTATCTCTTGTATTTTTTCAGCAAGGTCAACCTTACCCTTGGCATAGTCTAGTTTTATCTGTATAGGCTCAAACTTAGCCTGTGCCAGTTGTTCTGTAACAGACTGTATCTGTTTGTACAGGTCTAGAATAGCAAAAAGATTTTTTTCAAAAAGAGGTGCGTGTTCGTTAGAACGAGCTATAATACCTTGAGAGCTATCTTCTTCAAGTGAACTTAACTTTTCTACAACAGAAAGTAAGCTTGCGTTGGAATAGTCTTCACCAAGCGTCTCGCTTAACTCTTTCTTGAGATTTTTTAACAAAGTGTTATTTCTATTTATTATTCCTTGTGTTTGCTCAAACGTTGCGTTAAGCCCATCTAGTTTATGTTGTAGCTCTGCAATCTCTTTTGCCTTCGGGTCGCTTTCCATGCTAAGTGCTTTACCAGAAGATTCTTCCCTTGCTTCTAACAGTTTTTGATATTCATCTGTTAGAACACTCATCGCCCGTGCTGTATCATCGGCATTTTTGTTTAATTGGTTTCTAAGGTTCGGAAATACTTCGGCAAGCTCTTCTAATCCTTCTTTAACCTTTTTAGAGTCTCCAGCTGTTGCATATAATTCTCTTAAACTTCTAACGGCGTCATCAACGCTCTTGCCAGATTCAGAAAAAACTTTCTCACCTTCTCTAACAGAAGATACCCACTCTGCATGGTCTTTTTTAGCCTTGCCATACGCATACGCAATACCGCCAACAGCAACACCAACTCCTGCAAGGATACCCATTGTAGGAAGCAACGCTAACTGTAAACCAGTTGTAACAACGGTCATAGCTTGTATTGATTTTATAACACCACCGATAGCCATGCTTGCTTTCAATGCAACTGGAGCTAGTCCACCGAGTACCACGCCAAAGGATAACAAAACTTTGAACATGTCAGGAAGTTTGTTTAGTGTTTCAAAGATACTACCAATGCCGTTTACGAGTGTTGTTAATGCAGGCTCTATTATGCCGAAAACCTGTTTAGAGAAAGCTGTCATTTTATTTGTAACTATTTTCCACGCATTACTCAAAGATTCTAATTGTGTTGACGCTTGTCGTGCAGCCTCTCCTGTTTGCCCTGTTACCTCCTCTACAGCTTTATCTAGCTTATCAACGTTGTCCATGAGTCGCAAGATTATTTCATTTCCTGTCTTTCCAAAAATTGTAACAACGTCTCTGTTTGTAGCACCTGCTTCTGTCAGTTTCTTAACAATAGATATGATGTCGTTTGTAGCAGGGTCTAATGCCTTCACGTCTCCTGTGAGTCTTTTTATAACGGCACTCGCTTCTTTTGTCGGCTTCTGTATTGAGTTTATTGCACTTGCTAAAAGCCTACCTGCTTTCTCACCTCGAACACCAGTATCAAATAAAACGTCAAGAACACCAATAAGGTTTTCTATCTCCCAGTTTTGACTTCCCCATAGCCCAGCTGTGTATTTAAGAGAAGCAGATATTTTATCTAGACTCGAAACAGAGCGTGCAGCACTGGAAGCAAATACGTCTATAATTCTTTTGCTCTCTTCGGCTTCCATGTTAAAAGCTTTTAATGTCGTAACAACAAGCTCGGAAGTAAACGCAACGTCTTTCATGCCAGCACTTGCTAAAATCATAATGTCTTTAGAAAGTGTTAGTATCTCACTTGCGTCATATCCTGCCTGTGCTATTTCAAGGAAACCACTCGCTATCTCTTTTCCTGTCCATGCGAACGTTTGGCTCATCTCTATTGCAGCTTCAGTTAATGCTCTCATGTCCTTTTCTGTCGCATTTGTTACCGCTTTTACGTTTATAAGTTGCTCTTGAAATTCTACATAATCTCGAAACGCCTTTCTTGTACCAAGTGTAATAGGGATAGTTATCGCAATACTACTCCATGTCAAAACTCTTTGTTTTAGCTCGTCTAGTTGCCGTATCTCTCTTTTTCTCTGTGCTTCCCTTTGTTTGAAAGCTCTCTCTTCGTCCTTTCTGCTCTTCTCTATAAGCCGTGCTGTTTCAGCTTCATCTCTTTTTTTCTGTGCGAGTATCTTTTTCGCACTTGCTTCTTCTGCCCTCGCAAGCTTTTTAGCTTCAGTTTCTCTTGCCTTTACATACTTTTGATAATCTTTTAGCTCACGCTCTAAATCAGCCTTATCCTCGCCTTTAAGGTTTGAAATAGCTTTAACGAGTTCTTCTTCGCTTTTTATGATAACATTGTTTTTTTGCTCATAGAGTTTCTTAATCTGTTTTTGAGTTTGTTCTGTTTTCTCTAATTGGCTTTTACAAAAGTCAGCGTATTCCTTATCAGCACTGTTAAGCCCTCTAGTAAACTGCCCTTTGTCTATACTAAGCTTTGCTACATATTTTCCTAATTCCATTTTATACCTCGTGCTTTTGTTTGTACGCTTCTTGCATTGCCTTTAGTGATGTAGGTTTCCCCGGCGGTTTTACGTCTTTCTTTTTCTTATTATCTTTAGCTTCATTCACTGCCTTTAACTCTTCTTCTTTAAGAGCCAACGCACACGCTTCATCAAGAAAAAAGGAAGCTAGACTGTTCCCTTGCCACCCACCTTCTTTGAGATAAGAGCTCGGCGTAATGCCGTATTCCTTTCCAACGAAAGCAAGTCGTAATAAATCTTCTTTTTTTTTACATATATATTCTTATTGTTTATTTGTACATTAAATAAATCAAGTAGAGTTTCCTCTGGAAGCCTACCTGTAAATTGTGGGTCTACTTTTTCCCAGTCCTCTTTAATTGAATCCCATGCAACGATAGAACGCTCTGCAACTCTTTGTAAAAAGTCATAGTACTCAATACTGTCTTTTATGTTTTCCTCTTCTGTTTTCTTTTCTATGTCTTTTTTTAGTTTATCCACTTCTTCTTGTATGTTCTCTGTTGTAAACATTGAATAGATATAATTAGGCACTCCGCCAATAGCAAGAATGTCTGCAACCTCTAAGCGTCTTAAAAGAATTTTTCTTCTCTTTCCAAAGAGCAATACTTTTTCATAGAGATACATACCAGAGATAAAATCTTTATTGTGTATTCCTGTCTTGACTCTAGCGAGCCTTCCTGCGATAAAAAAAACAAGCCCTACTGTAAAGACAATAAGGCTTGCCATAAACTTGTAATCCATAGCAAGCCCTCGTCAATTAAACTAAGTCAGCAAAAGCTCTGTATAAATCGGACTCGTCTTTATCCCAATAAATACCAGAGTTAATTTCAATTTCCCGTCCATCACTTGCTGTGATATCATAGGTATCGTTATTAAATTCGCCTTCACCCTTATCCATGTTGTTTTTAATAGCTGTATTAGAAGGATAAATAGTCATGCTAATTCCTTCGTTACCGCCAATACCAAAGTTACCAGCACCAAATGTTTTAGAGAACACAAGCAAGCCGATTTCAGGTGCAGAAACACCAGATTTCTTTTGAGTAAATTTACCAGTAGATGGGTCTAAGTATCCACCTGTTAATGCAACACTTGTAATAGGATTTCGTTCTGCGTCCTCAAGAGCCACGGTAACACCTGTAGAAGATTGCTCTGTTGTAACAGTTGTAACAGTACCCTTACCATCTGTGTTTTCAATTGTTTCAGCGTCTGTAATGTTGTTAGAAGCAGAAAGACTCTTCATGTGTCGAATTGCTCGCCAGTAAGGTTTGTCAAACTCTAACACTTTAGCAACAAGACTTGTAACTAAACCTGTGTCGCTGTCTACAGGACATTTAATCGCAAGAGGGGCAATTTCAGGAACGTCAATGTCTGCTACAATAGCAATTTGTCCATCATCAATATATGCCTTGTACCCATGCCCTGCATTTTTGAAATCTGTGTTCCCAAGAGCTGTTTGAAGAGCGTCTAAAAAGTCCTCAATACTCATTGAACCATTAGTTGTAGTAACGGTAACGACATCAGCTGTAAGACCACCTTCTTTTATGCTAACAGTAAGAGATGCAGAGCCAAAGGTATATTCACCGTTCTCAAATTCTGGAATGCCTATTACTGTCAAAGGAATGTCAGCAGAGATTTGAATTCTGTTTCCTCTCAATTTTGCATGAAAGCCATGTCCAATGTTAGGGAAGTTTGCAGAAGATTCAATAGTTGCGTTTAATGCTTCAGCAATGTTTGCTAAAGTTGCAGACTTTGGGGTTGCAACATCACTAAGGTCAACCTCTACAGTATCTGTTTTTCCTAACTCGATAAACACAAGAGCTTCACCTACATCTGCATTTATTTTTCTAATATCAGTGTTTCCTAGTTTACCTAGTACACCGCCACTTATTTTCCGCTCTTCAATACTACCATCGGCATTTTCGTATGGAAGTGTAAAGCTCTTTGCGAAAGGCATCGTGCCATCAGGGTTATTTCTTGATACCAACGCTAATTCCACAGAGTATTCGGAAAATACGCCATCTTTTCTAATGTCTAAAGCCATTATCATTTCTCCTTAAACTATATATTTGTTTTCAAGGAAGATACCGCAAACTGTTTGTAACTATAAGATGTATTGCCTATTTTAATCTTACCAGTTGCTCTATCGCTCCCCTCAACATACTCTAATACGTGCGTGAATATCATTTCCGCACCCTCTTTTTTTTCATTGTACAGTTTGCCTGATTCTAAGTAATACCGCTTGTACACCCGCTTCTTAAAAGCCTTTCTTAATATCTCATAACTCATCTCCAATGGGAGAAAATAAGCCTCTTTATTGTACACGATTTGAACCGTATACAAACCTTTACTGCCACCGTTTCTTAACGGTAAGTCAGAAATATTATCTACAAGAACACAAGGCAATTGTGTCGATATGTTTATGTTATTATCAAATATCAAAACACTTGTTTGCTCGTCTGCTCTTGCACAATCTCCAAAGTCTTTGTAGGTTGCCTTTATGCTTTTGAAATATTCTTTCGCTGTGTCATTGTCGTAAATAACAGAGTCTATATAATCTCTAATTGCATACGCCGATAAAATCATGCTTGCTCCCACTCGCCACTTTTGTATGTAGCCTTCGATGTAAGGTACTCTTCTATGTCAGGTACTCGTCTTAACATTGCCTTCACAAGCTCTTCTAAAGCACCACCGAGGAAATGATTTCCGTTGTTCCCTTTTTTCATGTATTCAGCAAGGTACTGTCCGTACTCTCTTGCTCTATCCTCTTCCATTGGCTCGCCTTTTACAAAACCAACGCTTATCTCTATCTCGTCTCCCGTATCCTCTGTATCATGGTCTATCGCTTCTAGAGCCCTATATGTTTGATTGTTCCAAAACTCATTCTTATCTTGTCGCTCTACAAGCTTCTCTTCTGCTTCTTGTCCTATTTCAGCACAAAGTCTTGCTAAGCCCATCTCTAAGCCTATTTCCATGTTTTCAAGAGAACGTGATATACTACCAGTATTAAACTTCGCACTAAGCATACACGCTACCCTCTGTTATATCTTCTAGCTCTGTATAAATACTTACAATGCCACCAGCTTTAATTGTTGGTACAGGCTGTTTTGTTTTATATACTTTGCCATAATATTCAAATATCAATCCGTATACAACGGACTCATCATGTTCACAAAGTAGATACCGTTTTATAACAGGTATAACTACACCTCGTGAAGTCTTACTTTCTTCCCCTTCTTCTCTTTCAATTATCCTCACTTGTTTCTTAAAAGGCATAACATCAATTACATCTCCGTCCTCAACAAGACCATAAGAGGAGTCGTAAACATACGGCTGTTGCCTTAATCGCTCTACCGTAAATGGGTTGTTTAATATTCTGTTTCGTGTTGCGTTTCGCAACTTTTCCAACCTAGTCATTGATTCCTTTTATAATTGTTTTTCTTGCCCGTAAACCAAAACCGCCACGTATCTTAAACGTATCCTCGTCATCTAACATTTCTTTTAAGTTATCAACTTGCTTTGTTCTTGAAGAGAGTATGTCTTTCAGGCTTTGATATTCTGTGTTTTCAATTCCTGTCTTATCGCTTTTTAGCTCATACTCTGTTGCAAGCCGTAATATTTCTTTGTTGAGTAAAAGAATGGCAGAGTAGATATTTCTATTTCTTTCAGTGTTGTACTTGTCGCACGCCATATCGTATGCTTGTGCATATTCAGATGGTGAGAAACGACCATCAGTATCATCTACATAAAATTGTATATCTGTAAATCCTGCCATTCTTAAACTATTCCTTATTTTTATGAGTTTTTCATTGGTGAATCATCGTTGCTTGTATCAGCAAGAGGAACAACCTGTGCTTTGAACATACCGTCAGTAGTAGCATACATACCACGGCAATCATACAACACGTTTGTTTTTGCACCAAGGTTATTAGCTAAGCCTTCATCAGCAATTGCTGTGAGAGGAAGCTTTTCAAACTCTACAAAGTGTTTGCAACCTATAGGTACATATAGAATTGCACCATCTTCAATGCCTGTGTAGATAACAGTGCCTTCTTTATCTTTAAGGTGAGCACCATTATAAATAACAGCGTTTCTAAAGAAATTCATTAAAGAAGGATATCGCTTGTTACCATCAGGGTTTACAGCGTCTGCAACGTCTATAAAATATGAAGCTGTTACTTCATTCATAACAGGAACATATGTACAAGAAATTTGATTTTCTTTTTTGTATTTAGCAGAAGCTTGAATCATCGCTTTCAAGATATACCAGTTTTTCTCAAACCAAGTCATATTTCCTTTTGGAGTATCTTTGATAGAGCTTGCGTTAAACAATGTTTTATTTTGAACACCTGCAAAACTTACAATAGGGTTCATATAAACCGCATTAAGATAATGTCTGTATCCTCGTGCAGCACTATCTCGCATATTAGCTTCACGAACACCGTTTCCAAACAGGCTTTCTCTAAAAGAGGTCATCCAACCACCTGCGTTGATTTGCAAAGTTACAATCCCAGCCCCTTTACCTTCTACGTCATTTAAGAGAACTGCTTCTCCGTCAAGGACTTGAGTAAAGAAAAAGTCTGTAATGGGTGCAAAGTCTTTCACAGGAATAACTTCAGGCAAGTTTCTGTCACTTAGTGTTTGATACAACTGTTTGTACACAAGTGGTACTTGCTCTAGCGAACGAGAGAAGTCATACCAAATTTTTAGGTTTTCAGGAACGCCAGTGTCTACAAGGGCTTTTACGCCATCATAAAAGTCTGGTGCTAAAGTTCCAGCCTGTGAAGTGGGCTTAATCACCGCTTTGTTTTTAGCTATGATTTGCCCTTTCCTTTCCATGGCGAATACTTCCTCCATGCTTCTCGCCCCCTTAATCTCGTCGGAAAGAAAGCGTATTTCAGGAATATGATTTAATTCAAATGCCATTTTTATTCTCCTTCAGCAACATTAACTGTTACTGTATATTCTTTAGTTTCACCGTCAAGTGTTAAAGTGTAGACAACAGGATCTGAGAAGTTATTTGTTGTAGTACCGCTTTCTTGTAGTGTGCTATCAACCTTAACTGTAGCAGAGTCTGTAACCGTAAATTTTGCCGCCAAACTTGTTACACCAGTACCCTCAACAGCTTCTACTGTGATAGTACCATCTGCTTTGTCTATAACTCCATCTACATCTGCACCATCAGCACCAACTGGTAGGCTATAAGTTAAGAAATGAGGTGTTACCGCAAGAGCTGTAAAGCCAGAGCCTTGATTGACAATCTCTACCCATACTTCTTTGTAGTCGCCATCTTCTATTAACTCTTTTACAACATACCCAATAAAAACCGCACCATCACTTGTTGTGTCAGAAACAGTTACCTTTTTAGATGTTGCATTAAATGTTGCAAATACTTGAGCACCAAGTGAGAATGTCCCTGTACCAACTTCATTATTGTGAAAGGATACGACGTCTCCATCGTTGTTTCCATAAAGTGTTAGATAAAAATCACCATCTACTTTATCATAGCGTGATTTTGCCATTACCGATTGAGGTTGTTTTTTTGCGATACCTGCGAACAGTACACCGCCAACCTTCATTCCAATAAAATCTTCGTTTCCGTTCTTATTAACGGCATCAAAGACTGTTTCCTCCACTTTTAAGACTTTGCTTGCTTTTGTAGGTTCTGCATTTTTTCTAAGTCTAGCCATTGCTTTCTCCTTACCAAATAAAAACTTTTCCAGAAGAATCTTTATCTTCTGTACCAGTGTCAACCTGTCGCCCGTTCAAAGCACCAGATAACACTTTCTGCATTGTGGGCATTTTATTTATGTCCTCAATTTTTTGTTTAATTTGCTCTTTGGTCATCGGCTCATCACCAATTAAATCCTTCGCAAACATAATAGCTTCTTCACTGCTATACGCTTCCTTTAGAGCAACGTCCCGAACCACCTCAAAATTATCTTTTTGAAATGTTTCCATGTCAGCTAAAACTGTTTCTAGCTCACCGTACTTTTGTGATAATGTGTCAAACTTTGAAACTTTTTCTTTCATTTCGTCTGTCGCAATAATATCACCAAGTCCTAGTTTTTCAGCGAGTTGTGCTTTATCACTACCCACTTTCTGTGCAGAAGTAGTTATTACTTCAATGGCTTTTTCTAGTTCCATTATTGTATCTCCTTCGTTCTTGTTATCTTCAACGACCGCTTTTTGCGACGTTGCTATCATACCACTGTGCATTCCTGTCATGTTCCACTCTACAATATCATTCCGCTCACCGCTCATAGACTCTACCGCTTTTATAGAGGTAACACCGCCTTTTTCAGAAATCTCAAATTTGGCATACGAATAAATAGAAGTGGAAAGTAAGCCTGCTTGTATTTCTTTTTTTAACTTAGCGTATTCATGCTCAACCATATCTTTTGATACGTACATTTTAAGTTGTGCTGTATCATCGTTTATAATCTTTGCACCCACAAGATACACTTCATTAGAAGCTCTTTCACCTGTCCAGTTTTTTTCATTGGCTACGTGTCCAAATGCAGAGCCGGGAATAGGTTTTTCTTCAAGCTTGCTAATATAACTTTGCATAAAGTCTTTTGTGAAAATAGTACCGTCTGTTGCAGGATACTTATCGCCAAACTTTAACTCTTGTACAAAGAAGAACGGTTTATCGTCCCCCTCGCTTAGTTTTTCGTATGCCTCTTTACAAGCTTTTGTCATCTCTATGCTATTAAGAATATCGTCATTTATCTTTGTTTTAGGTCTAACTGCGTATTGTTGTGTAAAACCATATTTCATATCAGTCTCCTTTTTAATACATAGTCCACTATACATTTTTGTTTGTCAAGTGTTGCAAGAGCGTTTTAGCCTCTTTTACTTTGATTTGCATATATCTGTAGTACATTATAAAGAAATTAGAGCGTGAAAAGCCCCTTATTATCTTAAAAGAGATTAAAAAGAACACAAAACAAGAATTATAATAAAATTGCTCGTATTCCATCTTGCCTAGCTTTAATAACAAGAAAAGCTTAAATGCCCGTATTTTATAATCTCCCAGCCTTCGCAATAACAGAAAACAACTACAGAGCGTTGCCACCGTTAAAACTAAAAGAGAAATCTTTGCCACGAAGTGAATATCAAACAAAATCGGTATGAAAAACAATACCGCAAGGATATACTTTAGTAAGAGAACAATGCTTACAAATATGCCGACCCTACGTTTGAGTTTTATCCCTGTCTTCATTTGTGATAAGATTTTCACCTTCGGTTGGTCTGTTCCTGTCGCTTCTATCTTCATTTTCACCACCTTTTTTTGCACTACTTAATTCAGTCAATCTCTCTATCATTTCAGGCATTGCCTTTGAAAGAGAAGCATAGTCTCCTAAATCATTTAAGTACTCATCTAAATAATCTCTTATTTCCTCATCAGTCATAAGAGCGTTTTCTTTGGCAAGCTTCATACTTGCTATCATATAATTAACTATCTTTGCACGCAACTCTGGAGTTTCAAGGTCTAGCCGTTTCCAGTGTAGGTCTATTGGTTTAACACTTGTACCTTGTGCTAAGCTAAACGTCCTGTTATATAATTCTAATATTTCTATCCAGTTTGTATACCATTCATTATTTCGTAACGTTTCAATATGTTGTATCCAAGAAGGGACTTGTGCTTCAACGGACGCAAAACTTGCACCGAGTTTAGAAGGGAATATCCATTCAGGAGTACCCATAATCTCACGTATACACGCATACATTGTTTTCGCAATTTCAAGGGAATCTTGTGCAGAAGGCGTTATGTTTATATAACCAGACTCTTCTTTAACTCCATCATCGCCTATTGTATTAAATAAAATATCTAAGCTTTCTAGGTCTATGCCGTTAGTGTCTACGCCGTTTACCATAGCTGTATTTGCAAGCCACGATTCAGCGTCTCTTGCTGTTATGTTTAACTTTCGCCTTGAGCTTCTTCTATCCTCTATCGCTCTGTTAAGCAACACAGAAGAGAGCACTCGCAAATAAGGCTCTGTCGCTTCTATAAGCCCATGTCCATAAGACTCTTCTAAGCTTCTGTTATATCGCACGAAAACAACAGGTAGCCTTCCGAGGTTATGAGCTATAACGGTATCCTCTTTTCCTTCTTGTCTATCACCTTCATAGCGAGTGTATATATGTGTTTGTGTAAACCGTCGTATCCTTCTACACCGCCTTCTATTGCCTTGAGCGTCATTAAACTCTATGTCGTGTTCAAAGGAAACCTCTAAAAGCTCTTTTGTATCAATATCAAATACAGGCTTTCTCATGCTTTCAAAGTTATAAATAATGTTATCTATGTCGTTTTTCTTATCGTTCCAACACGCCCACAAGAAGAAGTTGCCCTCTACAAAGCCTTTTTTATGAACAGAATTTGCTACAAAGTCAACGTGTTTTTGTATCTTATCCCTATTGCGACCACCGCCAGTAACAACAGGTATCCCAATATAGTCAACCAAAGCATTGATACCGCAAATAACAACGCTTGCAGAAAGCTTATAATCTTTTTCATAATTATTCCAAATGTTACGTATTTTTTCAGCGTCTATCCTGTGGTCAAGAATCAAGTCCACTTCGGCATTTGATACTACGCCCTTTAACTCCGAGCTTGCCTTCTTTTTGTTTCTAAATATAATATCTCTTAATCTCATATAAGCCCTCCTTCGGGGTTTATCTTAAATGCCGTTGTTTTCATGCCAAAAATACCCTGTTTCGCCTTCTTGTGTTTGCTTAGTAAAAAACAATATAACGCAAGACAATCGCCCTTATCAGGACTTCTCATTCCGTTACTTCTCATTTTATCTTTACTTTCTAACACTATTTTTCCGTTTGGTATTGAGTATTTTCTTGAACAAATACTTCGCTCTAGCCCATCAGCACCATCAAAAAAATCTTTATTACTTAACTCGTTTTTACTTCCTGCTACAAACTTATTAAACGGTATACATAGTTCTGTCAACTGTTCACTCATTTTCACCCATAGTAAATCAGCCATCTTTTCAGCTGTTGCGTCTCCTGCCCATTGAGCTTTATTTTCAACTATCTTTAAGTTTTCTCTTCTTGCATATTGTTTCAAAACGTCTCTTGTAGAAGCACCAACTCCATTAACGTCAATTATAACCTCTATTGCCATACCTCTAGGAAAGCCGTATTCTTCGGAGTTTTCTCGTAAATGCCGTACACAATCTAGAATCGCCCTTACGTTATCATGCCCGTCTTTGCGACCTTTTATACTTCTCCAGTAGTAAATATGATTGCCTACCCCAGCACAAATTTCTGTATTATCAGCACCAAAGTCAGCAGGGTCAACACTAATTATCGGTATCATAAGTCGTTTTGTTTCTTGATTGTATGTAGAAGTAAGCTCTTGTAATGAAATGTAGCTATCACTTTCAGAAGAAGGAAACTCACCGAGAACACGTATTTTATACTCGTTAGAATGCCGTCCGAACTTCTCTAGCATATTGCGAACGTATTGTTTATCCCCTCGATAATCTTTGTGTTCACAAGAGAGTGTCAGCGTCCTGTAGCGTTTTTTAGATTTATGAAAAGCGTCGTAGAATTCACCAAATAACTGTGTAGGGTTTCCTATCATTAAAAAGATAGAGTTTTTATCAGATACCGCACCTTCTAGCGTTGTTATAATATCCTTATCAGTGATACCGCTTGCCTCATCTACAATGATGAGTGTACCACCTTTCCCGTGAAGCCCTGCAACGTTTTCAGCACAACTAGCCGTCCTTAATTCCATTTGCCAGTTACCTTGTGTATCTTTAGAGCCGTCAAAGTTTTTAACACCGATTATTTCAGCACCGTAATCAAAGAAGTCAGGAAGTAAAGGTGATTGATTTATCCAAAACTTCATTTCACCCCATAAACTCTTAGCCTGCCGTTCTGTTGGAGCAAGTATCCCAGCCCTCGAATTATGCCTTGTGAACACAAACCACAACGCTATCCATGAAGCTACGCACGTTTTTCCAGTACCATGTCCAGACTTAACCGCAACGTATTTTCTATCCCTACCAGACTTAGCAACGGCTTTCAAAACCTCTCTTTGTTGTTGTCCTATTCTTAAAAGCTTACTTACACCTTCACTATCAGGCTTCTCTTCATAACAAATAATATCTTCTATGAAGCCTATAGGGTCATCAAAGTAGAGTTTAGATAATCTTCTGTATTGTGCGAGATTTATGCTCATTGCCCTGCCTTTTTAGCAAGTAGACTTTCTACAAACCCTTCATCTTCTTTACCTCTTTTTTCAAGAAGCAAGGCTATTAACGTATCTACTCGAGAGCTTGCGTTTGAAGTGTTTTTATCTTCTTTTATTTTAAGAAGGTCTATCATCGCTTTCATAAGTGTTCTGTCTAATTTCTCTGTAACAACTTCTCTAACGTCAATATCACCGTCAGCCGTTTGGTACTCTTCCAGCTCCTTCTCTTCCTTGATTAGATTGTTTGTGATATGATTTGCAAGATAAGACATTCGGTCTACGATAACGGTTTTTTCCTCACCGTCTATCATCATCTTTATCTTTTTATCGTTTATCGCAAGATAATCTAGAAGCGTATCGGAAGGAGTTTGTTTACTTTCCCTTAAACCAAGAGCAGGTACGAGTAATTCATCTTTTTCTTTAACTGCTAATTCCTTCATAGAATATATAGTATAGTATCTATATTCAAATTGTCAAGTGTACAAAAAAAAGCACCCATCATCGCAACTATTGAACCTCACATCACTAAAGTGACGTGATTCCTACTTCACAGACTTCGTAACCTCCATCTCCATAGGCGTAACTTCCTGTAGTTCCTACAGTAGTATTCTATTATTTAAGCACTTAGTAATCTAAGCCCTTCATTTAATATATTTGTAGCAGCATTTTCATCTCTTCCATGAATAGTACCACATTCAGGACATTCCCATTCTCTAACAGATAAGTCTTTAACATTTATATTTTTATAACCACATACGCTACAAAGTTGACTAGATGGAAAATAAGAATCTATCTGTTGTACGATTTTATCATTCCAATCTGCCTTATATTGCAGTTGTCTAACAAACTCACTCCAAGAAACATCGCTGATTGCTTTTGCTAATTTATGATTCTTAACCATATTCTTTACCTTTAATGTTTCTAAACAAATAATATCGTAATCTTGAATTAATTGAGTAGAAGTTTTGTGTAGAAAATCTTTTCTCTGATTAGCTATTTTTTCGTGTTGTCTAGCCACCTTGATTCTTGCTTTGTTTCTATTTGAACTACCAATTGTTTTTCTTGATAATTCTTTTTGAAGTCTAGCAAGTTTCTTTTCAGCTTTTCTAAGATATTTTGGATTCTCTATATGTTGACCGTCTGAAGTGATAGCAAATTCTTTAATGCCTAAATCTATTCCTACGATTGCTCCTGTTTTGATTGTTTGTGGTTTTAAAACTTCTGTACAACAAATTGATACATAATACTTACCACTGGGTTCTTGTGAAATAGTAGCATTGATAATTCTACCTTCTAAGACACGAGATACTTTTGCTTTCACTAATCCAAGCTTTGGAAGTTTAATATTTTTATCTAATACTTGGATGTTTCCATTTGTGTATTTAGTTTTATATGACTTATGATTATTCTTCTTACTCTTGAATTTTGGAAAGCCTTGATTGCTATTTCCTTTTTTAACTTCACGAAAGAAGTTTTGATAAGCAAATTCTAAATCTTTTAGAGAAGATTGGAGTGAAATACTATCAACTTCTTTAAGCCACTCGAAAGACTTTTTAAACTCTTTTAAATCAGCACTACAAGCATTATAATTCATAGTTGACTTATCCTCTTTATATAACTCAATTCTTCTAGCAAGATAGTGGTTATATACAAATCTACAACAGCCAAAGGTCTTTTGTATAGTTTCTTGTTGTTCTTTATTTGGATATATCCTAAACTTATATGCTTTTTCCATAATGTTTCACTCCTTATACATATGGTTTAACACATGTATTGATAGAAGTCAAGTGTTTTATGTGTTTATACGATATTTTTGATTGATATATGTAAGTCTAGTAATGGCGATTCATCCCATGACTAAAGCCACGGGTGTTCTCGCTTGTTTTATAAAATCGCACTAATTAAAAGTTTCTTCATACCAATCCTCCAATAAATCTCTTCTTACACAATCAACGTAATAATTTTCACCCTCTCCTTCTTCATAGGGCATAAATGTAGACGGAACACCAGTCGCAGTAGCTTCTAAGCCTTGCGAGCGTCCAAACTTTTTCTTGCATGAACGATACCATCTTTTCGGTGTTACTTTGCCGTCTAGAAGTAAAAACATTAAAAAGTGTACATATTTAGAATCACATCGTAAAGTCCGCTTTCTGTCCATTCTACCATCATCACGAGTGAACTCATTGTATCCTACACTCGAAGCCCTACTACCACAAATCATTTTTTTTCCTCTAGATATTCCCAAAAAGACCGCAAGTCTTTAAGAAAGTATTCCTTCCCATTAGCTACAACCGCATACTTTT